ACACCAAACAGGTGAAGGGTGCAGCTACGCTGAACAACGCTTTTGATAGCACGTTTGCTGGTGGTGATGGTAAGGAGCTTTGTGCTACTGACCATCCTCTTGTAAACAATGGATCGCTTCGTAACGAGCCCAGCACCGATGCTGACTTGAACGAAACCAGCCTTGAGAATGCTCTTATCGACATTGCAGCTTTTGTTGATGAGCGCGGCCTTAAAGTTTCGGTTCGTGGACAAAAGTTGATTATCCCCCCTGCACTTCAGTTTGTGGCGGATCGTCTTCTTGAGTCTACTCTTCGTCCAGGTTCTGCGGACAACGATGTTAACGCAATGCGTAACATGGGTATGCTCCCGCAGGGTTATGTTGTTAACCACTATCTGACAGACACGGATGCGTTCTTCATTAAGACGGACGCTCCTCGCGGTTTCGTTCACTTTGAGCGTATGCCGATGTCTACGAAGATGGAGGGCGACTTTGATACAGGCAATGTACGGTTCAAAGCCCGTGAGCGTTATAGCTACGGTTACTCTGATCCTCGTTGCGTGTACGGATCCAAAGGCGCATAAGACTACGGGGGAGAGGAGACTCTCCCCCGACTTATTTCTGGGAATCATAGCCCTAGCGACTGTCCCAGCAGACGCTTACGAAGACTCTAGGGCCAATCTCTCGTAAGGAGGAAGCCGCATGGCTAATACAACTTTTAATGGTCCCGTTCGTTCAGAGAACGGTTTTGAGGTAATCAACGTAGCCGCCGTAACGGGCGCAGAAACTACTGTTTTTGATGTTGCCTCTACAGGTATTGTTACGGACAAATACGTCAAGCACGTTGGTTTCGCCACGGGCGTTACCGTAAACAGCACAGCGGGTGACAGCCCCGCAATTGGCGAGTTTACTCAGCCGGCTAACACCGTAATCACCGACATCAAGATCTTCTGTGTTACCGCTCCAGTTATTGGAACGGGAGATATTGGTTATGAGGTTGGAACTTCTAGTTCTGGCGCACAAATTGTTGCCGCAATAACGGATGAAATCCTTGACGGTGGAACCACTGTCGTTGTCGGCAACGTGACAACTACTACGTTGGTAGCAACGACGCAAAATGCAGCAACTGCTCCAGTTTCCGCCCAATACGCTTCGGCGGAACGGACCATCTTCTGCAACGTTACGAACACCGTAAATGCTACGACAGCAGGCTCCTTTACGTTCATTATTGAATACGTCCAGGTAGCTTAACTTAAATGGGGGGAGGCAACTCCCCCCCTTAAAAGGAGGTCATGATGGCTGATGCTGTAACGGCAACTACCGTAGAAGACGGCCCTCGAGAGGCTATCTTTTACCTCACTAACACTAGCGATGGAACGGGCGAGGCCGCTGTAACTAAGGTGGATGTTTCGGCTCTTTCATCTTTGCAGGACGGCACTGCTTGCACGGGTGTTCGTATTAAACGAATCACGTTCACCAATGTGGGTATGGGCGTAAAACTTCTTTGGGATGCGTCTACAGATGTTATCGCAGCGCAACTTCCAGCAGACTATTCGGACACTTTAGATTATTCAGACATGAGCGGTCTTCCTAATGTTGCGGCCTCTGGCGGAAACACAGGAGACATTCAACTTACTACGGTAGGACACAGTAGCGGAGACACGTATTCGGTCGTTCTGCACTGCTTGAAGCAGTACTAAGTAATATGTCTGAGAGTCTTGACAGAAAGAATGAGCTAGAGCTTGTCAAGATACAGGGGGATATAAAGCTTCTTTCGGAGAGGATACATATCATAAAGACGAATGATCTTCATCACGTTCAGAAGTCTCTTGACCTCATCACCAAGATTTTGTGGGGTGTAGGTGTTTTGATACTAGGTCAATTAGCTGTTGGTGTGCGGTTGGCTCTTTTTGGATAGGAATTAGTTATGGCAACTTCTGGTTCGGTTGATTTTAACCTAGACATGGCCGAGATAACCGAAGAGGCCTTTGAACGTTGTGGTCTAGAGTTCAGAACAGGGTATGACGCTAAAACAGCGCGTCGATCTTTAAACCTTTTATTCGCAGAGTGGGCAAATAGAGGCCTTAATTTATGGACTGTTGAAGAGATTACGCAGTCCCTTGCTCAATACTCCACAAGCTCTTCCGTAGCCACATATCCCCTTGGAGTAATTACGGCTACGGTTGGGTCTTCAACAAATCTTCTTGTTGGAAGAACTATAACCGGATCAACGAGTGGATCAACGGCTCAAGTTATATCAAAGCCCAGTTCCACTACCATAACAATCACTATCCCGTCTGGTTCATTCACCGCCGGAGAGACCATTACAAGTGCAGCAAGTGATGAATCCGGAGTTTCTACAACTATCTCGGCAGACCCAAGTTTAGATGACGTGCAGGCTACCGTTGACGTTCTGGAGGCTGTTGTACGACGAAGCGGCTCTGATATAGGAATTAGCAGAATAAGTAGAGGCGATTACATAGATACGCCTGACAAAACCACACAAGGCCGTCCATCTCAGTTTTATATCGACCGTCAAATTACTCCTAGAGTTAGCCTTTGGCCCTCTCCAGAAAACTCCACTGATCAATTAATTTATTATCGAGTGAAGAGGATTGAGGACGCTGATGCTGGAGTAAACAACCCTGATATTCCTTTTCGCTTTCTACCGTGTCTAACAGCCGGGCTATCCTATTATCTTGCTATCAAAAGGTCTCCTGACAGAATTCAACTGTTGAAAGCTATTTATGATGAGGAGTTTCAAAGAGCAGCGTCAGAGGACAGCGAAAGAACAGGTCTTCGTTTAGTTCCCAGTTTCTCGTCGTTGAGTATTTAAGATGTCTCGATACGCTTCAGGAAAATATTCAAAAGGAGTGTCCGACCGTTCCGGTAGAGCATACCCTCTTCGTAGTATGCTTATAGAATGGAATGGAATGCTCGTAGGACCTGACGAGTATGAATCAAAACAGCCTCAACTAGAGCCAAAGAGAGTTAGGGCTGATCCCGAAGCTTTGCGTGTGAGCCGGCCAGCAAGAACAGAACCAGAGGTGGCTGCGGTTTTACCTCTAAACGCCTTTAGATCTGGGTCCAGCGGATCGGCAGTTATAACCGTTAATGAACCTGGCCATGGAAGGTCTACAGGAGACACAGTTCGATTTAGATCCGTTGAAGCCTTTGATGGGTTTACAGAAGCCGTTATAGAATCTGCTAGTGGATATTCCATAACCGTTCCAACGGACGGCGATGGTGATCCCGACGCTGATTTCTATACATTTTCCGCCTCAAGCGGAACCGCAACCGTTGGAAATTTAAATGGCGGAGGAGGGATTTCTTCTGCTGGTCCCGTAACCTTACCTGCGTTACCTGTCGTTGACTTAGGTAATGGATACATAACCTAGCGGAGAATTTTAGATGGCATACACATTTACCACGTTAAAAACAGCAATACAGGATTACGTTCAAAGCACTGAAACGACATTCGTTAGTCAGTTGCCTCGATTCATTCTTAACGCAGAAGAACGAATTTTAAAAGAATGCCAGTTGGATGTGTTCCGTAAATCGTCTCAGGGTACAGCTTCTAGCGGTAATGCCTACTTGCAAAAACCTGCTGATTTCTTGTCTCAAAATTCGTTGAGCGTCATAAATTCTTCTAACAAAGAGTTTCTGTTATACAAGCAAGCTACCATGCTCCAAGATTACACACCTAACCCCGCCACAACGGGAGTACCTCAATACTACGCTGATTGGGACGAGGCTACTTTTCTCCTAGCCCCTACTCCCAATGACAATTTTACTATGGAACTTCACTATTTCTATCGTCCAGATTCTATAACAACGACTGCTAGTGGAACCACTTGGCTGGGTGATAATGCAGAACTTGCTCTCTTGTACGGCTCCTTAGTTGAAGCCTATACGTTTATGAAAGGCGAGGCAGACCTTTTGAGTTTGTATAACCAACGATTCCAAGAATCGTTGCAGTGGCTGAAGAATCTTGGCGAGGGACTCCAGACGCGAGATCAATATAGGTATGACCGTCTTAGAAGGGATGTTGCGTAATGTCTGATTCGGTTAGCGCCGGAGAAATAGGTAATGCTTTAGTATTTACCACAGATAATCGTGGTCATTCTCCTGAACAGATGGCTGAGATGGCGTTAAACAAAATAATGACGGTCTCGGACACCGCGCCGCCTGTCATACGAGAACAAGCGTATGCCCATAGAGAGCGTTTGAAAGAAGTGCTAGTCTTTTATATGAATAGGATGTGTCAAAGTGAGAGAACGACTATTTGGGCTTTGATGAAGCAACAGGGTCATGACGACATGGCCGAGATTATAAGGAGGCTGTAATGGCTGTAGGAACATCTGGTATTTGCGGCACGTACAAACGGGAAATTAACGCGGGAATCCATTTTTGGACTTCGCATTCCCGTGGAGACGGTAGTTCTATAGCAGCGGATACATTTAAGCTGGCTATGTTTACAAACAGTTCTTCTATCGACGCGGATACCACAGGGTATACGACGAGCAATGAAGTTAGTGGAACTAACTACACGGCTGGAGGCGCGGCTATAGCGAGCGCTACCATTGGCCTTGGCGACAACAGTAGCTCTGTTCCCACGGCGTTTATTGATATGGCTGATGTGACTTTTTCAACAGCTACTATCAGTAGTGCTCGCGGTGCTCTTATCTATAACTCCACGTTGGCTAATGCGGGAACCGCCGGAGACACCACTCATGCCGCCAAACCTTCGGTCTGCGTGATTAATTTTGGCGCGGACAAGTCGTCGAGCGCTGGTGACTTTACCATTACGATGCCTGCAAACGACGCTAACAACGCATTAATTCGGATTGCCTGATGGCTGACAACCCTAACCTTGGTGGCTGGGGACGAAGTACCTGGAACTCAGGCGCTTGGAACACTCCATTTACTGTTGAGGTTACGGGTGTCTCTGCGGCCACTGCGGTTGGAACTGTACAATTAGACATAACGGTTCCGGTTACAGGGGTTTCTGCGGCCACTGCGGTTGGAAGCGTACAAGTAGACGTAACGGTTCCGGTTACGGGTGTCCAAGCGGCTGCTGTTATCGGAACTGCGGTTGCAACAGGCGATGCAAACTTCTCCGCAACAGGTCTCGTCGCGGCCACTGCGGTCGGAAGTGTACAGATAGACATTACGGTTCCGGTTACGGGAGTGCAGGCATCAACTGCGGTTGGCCGAGTTCTTATTTGGGAAGAAATAGATCCCGGACAAACGGCAAGCTGGAATCCAATAACTTACACGCAGACGCCGAATTGGACTAAGATAGCGGCATAGGAATAAAATTATGGCATCATCATACACAACTAGCTTTGGTATCGAAAAGATAGGCTCCGGAGAACAGTCCGGAGCTTGGGGCGATACTACGAACCACAACCTAGATATTCTGGACCGCATTGCCTCCTATAAAGCAGTGGGGCTTTCTGGATCTACTCATACACTGACTGTTCGAGAAGCTTCTCCTGGTTCAGGCACCGAGAATCTTCAGGACGGCATGTACCGTGTTATAAAGTTTACAGGAGCCCTTGGGGCGAACAACACGGTTACGGTGGCTCCAAATACAACGTCCGCCTTCTTTATAATCATAAACGCCACTACAGATTCTGGATCTAGCGGACCCTATTCCGTAATTCTGACACAGGGTTCCGGTGCAAATATAACCGTAGCCAACGGAAAGTCGGCGGTTGTCTATATGGATGGCGCGGGTTCCGGTGCTGCGGTTGTAAATGCGCTATCAGACTTGCAAATTGCTACGTTAACCGCGTCTGGGGACGTTACCGCAAGCGGTACGTTCAATGCTTTGGGGGATACCGCCGCAAGCGACAAAGCGGCAATGGGTTATACTGCTTCTGAAGGTCTGATCCTAACCGGCCAAGGTAGCACGAATGACGTTACCATCAAGAATGACGCGGACGCGGACGTTATCACGATTGCGACAGGTGGTACTAGCGTTGACATCGTAGGAGATGTAACAGCCTCTACCGTACAGGCTGATGGCGACACTTCCGCTGGCGATAACGCTGCGATGGGGTACACGGCTGCTGAAGGTCTAATTCTTACCGGGCAGGGCTCGACCAACGATGTCACAATCAAGAACGATGCCGATGCTGATGTCATTGAGATTCCGACAGGCACCACGAATGTGACGGTTGCTGGGCAGCTTAACGGTGGCACGATTATTCTTGCAGAGACTGACACTGACACGTCAAACACAGGCAGTGTAACGATTGACTTCTCTGCCCATCAGAACTTTGTACTAACGCTTACGGGCAACGTGACCTTGGCTAACCCGTCTACGGAATCAGTGGGTCAGGCCGGGGTGTTCGTGTTCATTCAGGATGGGACGGGTTCGAGAACTCTTAGCCTTGGAACGGATTACGAAAGTCCTGCCGGAGGCGGCATTACACTTAGCACCGCAGCAAGTGCGGTTGATGTAGTCCCCTACTTCGTTAAGGCGTCAGGCAGTATCCAGCTAGGCGCACCGCAGTTGGCGTTTAGCTAATGACAATGTTTGGCTCACAATGGCTGGCTAACGCTGGTTCCTACGAGATTGATCAGTCAATTCGTTTTAACGACGACGATAGTGCCAAGCTATCCCGTACTCCATCTGCTGGTAATAGAACGACATGGACGTACAGCGTATGGTTAAAAAGAGGGGACATTCCCGGATTATCAAAAGATATCTTTTCTGCCAGCACAAATTCCACAAATCGTTTTGAAATACAATTTAATGCTAGTGAGCAAATACGCATCTCGCAATCAGACTCAGGTTCAACGACCGACGATTTGCAAACAAACCGATTATTTAGAGACCCGTCTGCTTGGTATCATATCGTGGTGAGATACGATACTACAGAAAGCACAGCATCTGATAGAATAAAACTATACGTCAACGGCGTTCAGGAGACTAGCTTCAGCACGTCTAATTACCCCACTGCCTCTTACGAGGGTGATGTTAATGCCAATGTTGTGCATACGATTAGCTCACGAGAATCTGGCGGCGTTTTTTTCGATGGCTACATGGCAGAGATCAATTTTGTAAGCGGAACCGCCAAAGCAGCGTCAGACTTTGGTGAGACTAATTCAACTACTGGTCAATGGGTGCCGAAGAAATACACAGGCGCTTACGGAACCAATGGATTTTACCTGACAGGGGCTAATAGTTCTGATTTTGGCGAAGATTTCTCAGGCAATAATAACGACTGGACATCATCTGGCTTGGCCGCAAACGATCAGATGTCTGACTCGCCCACCAATAACTGGTGTGTTTTAAATAGCGTTAGCCTTGCGTCTACAGCCACTCTCTCAGATGGGAATCTGACTCTAAGCAATACAAGTACTGGAGCAACGACAGGCACTCTAGCAACGTCATCATCTGGCAAGTGGTATTTTGAGATAAAATTTGACAGCCAAAGCGCCGCCACAACTGCACAGTCAGTCGGCGTTGTTAAAGCGGAAGAAGCATATATTACAGGAACATCTGGCGGTGGAATTTATTTCTTCACGGATGGCGGACTCAGGATTGAGGGTTCAGACACCAGCGGTTGGGGGAGTGCTTGGGGTGTAGGAGATACTATTGGTGTCGCAATTGATCTAGACGCTAACAAAATATGGTTTGCTATTGACAATACATGGCAAGCGTCGGGCGACCCGTCAGCGGGGACTGATCCAGCAGCGTCTGGTTTCTCCTCTGAGCCGTATGTTGCTCTAATCCGTAATGGCAACTCTGGTAGAACCACAGGATGGACGGCGAATTTTGGGCAGAATGCGTTTGCCTACACTCCACCTACGGATTTCTTAGCCCTTAATACCGCCAACCTACCAGACCCGGCTATTGTAGACCCGTCAGCCTATTTTCAGACTACATTATATGCAGGAAACGGAACTGCAATCGGCAGCGGAGGTAAGGTTGTAGACCAAACAGAAAATAGCACGTTCCAGCCTGACTTTGTTTGGATCAAAAACCGTGATCAAACCGATAATCACATGCTCTATAATGTTGTGCGGGGAGTAACAAAAGACCTGCACAGCAATGCAGCGGAAGCAGAAGTAACTGACACCGAAGGGTTGTCTACATTTGACTCCGATGGTTTCACCGTTGGTTCAAATGTTGAGGTAAACACCAACACTGAAAACTATGCTGCTTGGCAGTGGAAATCTGGTAATTCAAGCGGAAGTACCAACACGGAAGGAAGTGTCGATTCGACTGTTACAGT